CTATTCCACGCTATCGGCTTCGTTAATCATAACGCTACCAACACCGCTCACGCTTTCGCTAACATCTCCAACGCTGCTATTAGCTAACGCTAACAAATCGCTCATGTTCATTTGCGCTAAATTAGTGTTTTGATGGCTTTCTACAACCTGGATCTGATCTTTTCCAAACAATGAAACCCCCGCGTCAATAAATAGTTTTGAAACCTTTTCAGCCGCTACAATAATGTTTATATTGTCTTTCACTTTATCGCCTGCTCTTTTTATCATTTTAATCAGCTCACCTCTTGCCACGATAGCGCAAAATAAAATCTGCTTCTTAATATAGGCGGTGTTCATCGCTTTCAAAATCAATTCGTCGCTACTTGTTTCAGCTATCGCTTCCACTACCACGGGATCAAGGTCTAAGTTTTCTAAACTTTGTTTTAAAACTTCTTTTACTTCTTCTTTTTTAGTATCTAAAAATAAACCCATTTTATCCGTTGTCAGCTTGTCTTCTAAAACTGCGGCGGCTTCGTTAGTGATCTTTTTCTTTTCCCATTTGTCCCGTATCTTAAATTTTCTTATTAAATTGACGCTCACGCCATACTTTCTACTTAATGCGTTGATGCTCATCCCATGCGTTTCATACATGGCCCGTATCTCTTTTAAAATAACCTTATTTTCCCACTCCCCATCCATCACCCATAACGCTAAGGTCCTGTTACTAATGCCAAATTTTAAAGCGATCTTTTGTTTAGATTCTAAGCTCCTTTCATAGTATCTTTTCACTTTGAGTTTGAATTCGTTTGGGTAAGCTTTATTTATTTTTTATTTTCCGTCATCTTATTCAAGTTCGCTCGCTGTAAGGATTGATTTGTTGGTATTCTTTTAATTTAATTTTGCCTTGATTTTTTTGAATGTGTTCAAGGCGTTTTTTATGCTTCAATAGCTCTAAAATCACATTTTCAGGCACTTTTCCTCCTAAACTCTCTAAATTATTTATATCTTGTTCTAAAGTTTGAATCAGTCGTCCTTGATTTTCTCCTAATCTTGCGGTGTTCTCTTCTTTGCTTCTAAAACCAAACTTCGTCATCTCTTGCGCGTCTTTGATTTTTTGATTAGTGAGTTGTCCGCCCATCTGTCTCGCCGTAGAATAAGAATAATTTTTTAAGGCGTTCACGGTCTCTGCTTCATCGCTATTTAAGCCATAAAATCCGTTAGTTTTTTCATTAGCAAACCTTTTCAGCGCGCTAAAAATCCCGCTGTTATCTTGCGCTTTTTCTATCAGCCTATCGCCCAAATTTAAAGCTTTGATCCCATCGTAAATTTTACTCGTTGCGCTCGTTAAATTCTTCACTCTTGTTTGATTTTCGCTTGTAACATTCAAATTCCCATTTAAATTCACATTCAAATCCATGCCTAAATACTTCCTTGCCATGTAATAATCAAAAACGCTAAGGCTTCTGTTTTTGATCTTATTGTCTAGGTATTTTATACCTGTTGAGATATAGCTCGGCTGCTCTTCTAACACAACGCCATTATTACGCGCTTGTTCTTCGTCTTGTTTCAAGCTCCCTAACACAACGCCATTATTACGCGCTTGTTCTTTGTCTTGTTTCAAGCTCCCTAACACAACGCCATTATTACGCGCTTGTTCTTGTTTCTTAAATTGATTTTCTAAAATTTCGCTTTCTGTCAATTCGTTTTCGTTCATCTCTTATCTTCCTCTCAAATAACTCTAAACTTAAACTGTTTAAACGCTTCATCTTCTAGCTTGCCTTCTGCTATGAGTTCTTTTCGCTTCAAACTATAAGCGATCTCGTTTTCTATTTTCATCTTATGGTTTAAAATCTCCGCTTCTAACATTAAAGCGTTTTGCAATAATTGCACCTTATGGCTTTCAAGTGTAACCTGTAATTGACATAACGCTTTTAATTCCGCTAATTTTAAGGCTTTCAATTTCTCGGATTCATTTAAAGCGTTATCAATCGCTTCCTTAATAAAATTTTTTAAAAACTCGCTTTCAAGCTCTTTTGAAAACATTTCTTTTAAATTCTCGTTAATCACGCTATAAAACGCTTTCGGTTGCGCGCTTAAAAAACTAAAATCTAAATTCTTAATCACGCTTTCCGTGATAGCGTTCAATTGGGTTTCTAAAATCCCTAAAATCTTACTGGTTAAGGCGTTTGTGGTGTTGCTCGTGGTTTGGGTTATAATCTCGTTTTTAGCCTGTTGCAGTTGGCTTTGTAGCTCTTTGTCTTGTAAAATATCTTCTTCAAGCGTGGTCTTAATCTCGTTTTTTAATTCTTGCTTTAAGTCGTTAGTGATCGCTTGCTTGTCAAACTGGCTTAAAAGTTCGTTTCTAACTTCTGCACTCAGCGCTTCCTTATTAACAAGCTCTTTAACATTTTCTTTTACGATTAAAGGAAACTCCACTAATTGGCCGTTCAAATAGCCCTGAAAAGTGTTTTTTAAGCTTTCTAAATTTTCATCAGCTTTATTATTGATGAGATCGCTTAATTCGTTCCTCGCTAAGTTTAACACTTCATTATTTTTTTGTTTGAGCGATTCGCTTTCGTTAATGAGTTCTTGTATTTTGTTATAGAGTTTCATTTTTCCACTTCTTGTTATTTGTGAAAAAGATTTTATAAAAAATGAAAAATGTTTTTAAGGGTTATTTTTTTTAAAAGCGTTTATTAAATCTTCATAGCTTCGTATCTTTGCTTCGCATGTGTTGTCTTTAATAGTGATTTTGTGGTATTTGTCTTTAATTCTCGTTGTTTCTAAAAGCTTGTTAGCCTTGTATTGCTGGCTTTCTAATTCTAGCGTTTGGATAATTTCATTTTGTTTAATTAAATGCGCTTCGTTAGTGTTTAGCCTTTCGTTCGCTAACACTAATTTAATATTTAGGTTATTATTTGAAATTAACAAAAAAACGATGATAATATAAGGAATAATCCCCCTAAAAACCTTAAAAATCAAATCATAAGGCATTAGAACCCAAAAATAGGATTAGCGTAAAGCGCTTGAAATTCTTTTTTAGTGGTGGTTTTCTTTGGCGTTATTGGCGTTATTGGCGTGTTGTTAGCTTTATTATTTGCTGCTACGATCGCTTTATTGTTTGGTATTACTTCCATTAGCCATTTAAAATGCCGTTCGTTTAGTCGGTTTTCTTGTTTCATCGCTTTCGCTCTGTGATCGTTTAGTATTTTTTCTTGCTTGTGTGTTTCTTCACTCATGCGCTGTCGTCTTTTAGCAAAATCCATGTTTAATTCCGCTTGTTTTTTTTCTAATTCAAACGCTTCATCTTTGCGTTTGTTATTGTAAAAATCTTGCATCCGTTGGTACTTTAAAACGTCTTCTCTGATCCTAGCTTCATCATATAATGCTCCCGCCCTAGTAATGTTGTTAGAAAAATTGCTTATCGTTTCATTGAGCATCAAATTCGCAAACCTTTGGCTGTTTAGAGCGTTTGCAAAACTATCAATCGCCCCGCGCCCTGCTGTTATGTTTTCATAATACGCCATGTTGAAAGCCTTTCAAAAGATAAAATCACGCTCCGTTTTGTAAAGAATTCTCTACAACACTAATAGTGATCTTTTTAACCATTATTTTGCTTGCTTTTTGGGCTTTAAATGAAATAGTGTGATTCCCTACTTTATCGCTTCTAAACAAACACACGCTACCGCTCGCTATCTGTTCATTAGCTTCATTATAAAAGCCCTCTGTAGCATCATTTAAAGTAGAGAACCCCCACAATCTAGCCGGCGCATTCTTTAACACTTCTAACTTATCGCTAAAAAGCTGTATTTGATTCATTTCACTATCTTTATTAAGCTTCTCTAATTCGTTACTCAAATCATTTAAAATCGTTTTCAGTTCGTCAGTCTGCTCTCTATCGTTATAAACCACCTTTCCGCTATTCTTATTAATGGAGCTATATTCTTTACCTATTTCTAAAATCATTTTTAAAACATTATTAAAATTATCCTCTGTGATCCCATTAGCGGCGTTCGCTTGCACTTGTAATAAGCTTACTAATGCGTTCGCTCGGTTGATCATGGCGTTATCTTTTAGGCTTTTTAGCATCGCTTGGCATTGGATAAGCTTGTTTAAGGTGTCTGCTTTCGCGCTCTGTAAGTTCGCTTGCATCCCTAAAAAATCTATTTGCATTTTAGCCCTTAACTGTTCGCTTTGCAAATCTTGCGCTTGTTCGTTTAAAGCTAACTGCTCGCTCTGTAAAGCCGCTTGCATGCTCGTGGTGTTAAGTTCTTTGTTATTGAAATTTTGTTTTTGTAAGGCTTCTTTGAATAATACAAAATTCCTTATGAATCGGGTTGTATCCATTCTTTAAGCCTTATCAACCACTTTGAACAAAAATTGATTAACGCCTTTTTCTTTGACTAAATCAAAAAACTTTTTTACCGCTTCACTGCTCTTGTAAATCATCTCTTCATCGTGTTGCATCCCTAACAAAACGCACCCTAAAGTGTCATGCGCGCTGTTTCCGACATGAATTAAAATCTTTCGGTTTTTGAAATCCTTATTATTGGGATCGACTAACTGCAACACTTCATGGCGTTTGTTATCGCATTTTTTATTTTGGTATTCTTTAGGCACCGTGCAACTCGTATCGCTCCATGCTAACTCGTAATCCCTCGCTACGATCGGCTTATCTAAATTCGGCGTGTCTGTGGGTTCTCCGCTGTTTTCTAATGAAAAGCAACTAAAAAGCGCGTGTTTTTTTTCATAGTGTTTTAAGATCTCTTTATCGCTTGCGCCTTGATCGTGCGTGCTTTCAAACACTCTAAGACTCCCTAACATGCCGCTTTCTTTCTTGTCTTTCCTTACTAGCGGCCTTAAATCGTGTTTTCTTTCTAATAGGACTAAATACATTAACTTCCTTTGTTTCTTGGTATTTAAGCCAAAGTTAGGCGTGGTTTTAAGGGTTAGGTTTTGTTTGCGTGCAAAACTTCAGATCGTTTTCCAGCGTTTCGGTATAAATCAATAACGCGCGTAAGTATTCTAACGCTTCTAAATGTTCGCTTGGTCGTGTGGGTATTTCAATATCGCACTTAATTGGCACTTTCACCTCGTGATAGATTACCTTTTTAGCGCATGCGCTAAAGATTACGCTCAAACAAAACGCTAAAAATAAAAGCTTCATTCCAAAATTTCATAAATTAACGCTTTGGAGTTTTTATAAAACACCCAGTCGTTATTATATTCTGTTGGAATGCTTTGCGTGGTTAGATTAGCAAAACGCGCGCTATTTAAAAAGTTCGTTTCAAAACCGTCCGTGTTAGAGGTATAATTCACATTCACCCATAAATCTTTATGTTTCCTAGCGAATAACGCTATTTTGTAGTCAGCTTCTTCGCTTGGCGTTTTGAATACACTATCCACCAAATAAACGCTTATGATCTTGTTATGAATCAAATTAGAGGTTTTGTTTTGGTAAAAGCTATTGATGATCGGATACACTTTATTATTCGCTTTCAAACATAACACCATTTCGCCCATGCTTTCGCTGTAAATCCCGTCCGTGGATAATTCGTAAGGCATGCTAAATCGCACGATATAGCTTCTGTTATTTTTTAGCGTAATATTATCAAATTCAAACAATTCCCTAAACTCATCGCTTTCGTTTTTGAAAAAGCTTTGACGCCCATAAACATAAATCCCTAAAAATTTCATATTAACGCCTTGTATTCTTGGCGTGTTTAGAAGCGTTTTTATAGTAGATCTAAATTTTGTTAATTCTAACACTAGAATGTTAGTGACTGTGGTTACAAGGTTCGTTTTTAGCGTGTCTCCTACTTCGTTTAGCTTTTGTGTTTCGCTAACTCTAGCGCTTTGTAATCCCGCATTCAAGCGCGTTTCTAATTCTTGCCTTTTAGCTTCTATTATTTGGGTTACTAAAGCGTCAATTTTAGCCTTTAGTTCCTGTTCGTTATTTTCATATACCGCTTTAATGGTTTGTATTGTTTCTACGATTTTCATTTCGTCGTGTTTGTTGAAGTGATCTAAAATCTCTAACTCGTTTAAAACCTTTGAAATGTGATAAATCCCCTCTAAACTTTTATAAACTTGTTCTTTGAAATCGCCATTATTCAAGGCGTTTTCTAAATTACTTAAATCCATTTTTTAGATCCTTTTTTTGATACTATCTAACACTAAAGAGCTCACGCTCTCCGCTCCCAAATACCCCACGCCTCCGCTAATCGCTACGCACAAGCTTTGAGGCAATTGAAAAAAATAATCCGTGATTTCATAGATTATCCATGTGATTAGCATGCTCGATCCCACGCCTTGAATAAAATAAACTACTTTTTCGGTCACGTTTTTAAAATCCTCGTTCCTTATGCTTCTAAGCACATACAAAAAACCCACAAACAAGCCGATAAGTCCCACCAGAATATACGGCATGAGTTTAGAAATTTCAAACCCTAAAACTAAAGAATGCTGCATTATTTAATCTTATTTTTGAAAATTTTGATTTCAGGTTTTTCTAACTCCATGCCTTCTAAATGCTCGTTCAATAGTTTGGCAATCGTTTCTATCACTTCTAAATTCTTTTTCACTTCCGCTTCAAGCTTTTCGGTTTTGTTCATGTCTTCAATGATCAAAACTAATTCAAAAACACTCAAAACACAAAACAAAAACAGCAATCCAGGAATGATTTTAATGATTTTTTCTTGCATTGCGTTATCCTTTTACGCTAAAGAATTGAAGTATAAAAGTTCCATTTGTTCTAAAAAATCATCATCGTTTTGTTTCTTGCTTTTAACTTTTGCGATGAAATCCCTATAACCTCTATTTTTTAAAAGCTTCTCATTGTTTCTTTTTTTAAACGCTAAACGATTTTTTTAATGTTGCTAATGTTCTTAATGTTTTTAAAATGTTTAATATAATTTATATTTTTCATTTCTTAACCTTTCATTTTTCCTTTTTGCTTATTTAAGCCAAAGTTAGGCGTGGTTTTAAGGGTTAGGTTTTAGCTCAAATCCTCCATGTCGGTTTAGCGTATCTTCTTGGGTTATAGTTTTCTTTGATTTCCCGTTTTAAAGGCGCTTTCACGCTCTCATGCGTTAATGCGCTCGCTAAAGCGTCTATACAATCATCTTTTTTGAAAGGCTTGTCCGGATTGAAGCTAAAAAGCTCTTTTTCTATCTGTTCGGTGTTGTTGCTAGAATGACTAAACACTAAAAACCCCGTATTGTAAAAAGGCCTTATCGCTTTGATTTTATCTACTTTGGAAATCTTACGGCTTGGCGTGTAGCAAATAATTTCATCGTTTAATAATTCTTTGTGGTTTTCTTTGGCTTGTTGGTTGTGTCTCGCTAAAGCCACTAAAAGCAAACGATACAACACTAAACCTCCGCCGTCGCTCTCAATGTAGGTTTTAGCGTCCTTGTATTTTTCCTTAGCCGCTAAAATGTGTTTAATGGTTTCTTCTTCGCTCCAAATCCCAAAAAAACAATCTAAAACGATATACCTAACGCTTTCATTATAGTTTTCCACGCCCACGACGACGATCGCTCTGTTATCAGCGTTCTGGCTCAAGCTCAAAGCGTTATCTACAAAAATGTAAGCGTTCATCTCTCCTAATTCGTGCGTGAAAACTTTCTTTAGATACTCCGGATCAAAATACCCGCCACTGCTAACGATCGGATCTTGCTGGTATTGAGCGCTAAACTCATCATTACCCATTTGTAACCTTAAGGCTTCTAATTGATCCTTATTGTGTTTAGCTTCAAATAACGGCGTATCCTTTTCTCTCGTGTATTCAAAATCCTTTACTTTGTAGTGTTCCTCTTTATCGTTTAAGGCTTTGAGTTGTATGATTTTCCACTTTTGGATCGTTTCAATGTCAAACTCCCGCTCGCTTTGTAAAAAACCGCATAGATCATTACTCCCTAAGCGTTGCATTAAGATCGTTATGTTAGATTGGGTGTCTTGCAAGCGTGAAATAACGCTTTCTTTAAAATTCATATTGACGTTATTCACTTCTTTTTTAGAGTTCATGTCGCTCACTTTGATGGGATCATCGATCAGTATCTGGTTAGCATGAAAACCCGTTAAAGCGCTTTTTAGCGTGGTAACAAACAAGCCTCCACCCTCTCGTAAAATAAACTCTCTTGAGTTGTTTTGCAAAAATTCTAAAGGCTCATCAAAAAAAATGCTTTTGAAAAAAAAGCTATCCATCAAGTCCCTTACTTGGTTAGCGATCTTCCTGCACAACTCATCGCTATAAGAAATATAAAAGATTTTCTTCGTTCGGTCTTTCCCTAAACTCCACGCTATAAAACATCTCGCTATGATCTCGGTTTTGCCATAGCTTGGAGGCATGTTTAAAATCAAGCGCGTTATTAGTTCGTCTTTTTGGCATGTGTTAGGTTGCGTGCATTCTAAAATTTTACACAAATACTTAATGTGCCAGTTATCCAAAAACGGCTTATTTTCGTATCGTTCCCACTTTAAGCGTAAGAAGGAATAAAAATCACGCCTCGCTAATTCCCTTAACGCTAACTCTTTTAATATGCTTTGCTTATCCATTCGCTAACGCTCCTAAAGAAAAACAAACCGCTAGAATAAAGCTCAAACCTAACGCTAAAACTAAAACGCTTATTCCTAACGTTTCTAAAATCTTGTTTAGCATTTTCTAGCCTTTCAATAATCTAAATTCTGCGCGCTTGGGTATTTTCGCCATGTCGTTTTATCGCTCGTTTTTAGCTTCTTATTGGGCTTGTTGGCGGGCGTTTTATCGTTATTAGCATGTTGTTGCATTTCGCTAATCGCTACCGCTTGGTTGATTTTCTCACTTTCGTTCGTGGTTTGAGATAACGCCCCTTGTTCGGTGTATTTGTGCGCTTTAGCTTGTAATTCCAAAATCTCAGCTTGTAATTTTTGGATCTGCAAGGCTTGGATCTGCTCGTTATAGGGTGCATTCGCTTGGGCGTTTTGTTGTTGTAAGGCGTTAGCGTTTTGTATCGCTTCTAAAACGTCGTTAGTGATCGGGCTGTCCATGTCGTTTAGCATCAATGGCACTAAATTAGGCACTAGATCCGGTCTTATGGGCGCTAAAATCTTTAAAAGTTCGTTCCAGTTATACCATTTTTCGTCTCGGCTTTCCGTCTTTAATTGGGATTTTAAAATCAGATCAAATTTAAGCGGTCTTATCTTGTTATCCTCGCTAGAATTGATTTTAAAATACCTATCCCCTACCTTCCTATCTACGATTTTAAAAACCTGTTCTTTAGTGAAATATTCGCAAATAAAACTAACCGCTAACCTAAACACCAGCCGATCCATGTCGTCTGTGGCTTTTAAAAAGGTTTGTAAGCCCATTAAACCGCTTTCTTTCCTTTGTGCGATTGCAACGCCACTTTGTCTATTCACTGCCATGCCTAAGCTTTCATCGTTCAAACCTGCTAAAAGCCTTAATAATTGGCGTTTTTGTTCGGCTTTTTGGCTTAGAGCGCTCAAGTCCGCTTGATTGTTCATAAATTGGATCTTATGGTCTTTTAAAGCGTTCGGCCGCACTTTAGCGATCGCATTGTCTAAGCTCATGGTTTCTACAAATTCCGCTACATCTACGACGGCGTCCTCTTCAAACATCGCTTTAAAACTACCCATCATGTTACCCATGCGGTTTTCGGCATAATTGATAAAGTCTTGCATGGGCTTAATGTCTCTAAAAAGGCCGTAGTAATTGTTCAATTCGTCCATGTATAGTTTGGATACGATAAAAGGGCATGCGCCGTTCTTAAAAGGCTTTTTCTCGCTTTTATAAATCCCAGCGTTTCGACTCCATAAGTACCTATTCCATTCGTAGCTTTTAGTTTCTTCATTATATTCCTTATACCAGCTTTCAATCACGCTCGCTATTTTTTCGTGATTCACGCTAGAATAGTTAATAATCACGCTCTCACCAAACAACAATAAAGCCTCTTGCTCCGTGATTTCTAGCATCTTATGAAAACGCCTCGCATCTAATGCGTTTTTATCCGTAGAAAAATAATCAATTATAAAGCTTTCAGGCTTTAAGGCTTTAATATCTATTTCTACATTTTTATCCTTGTCTTCTTTTATCCATAATTGGATCACCCCTAAACCACCTATCAAAAGGTTTTTATCTCGTTCTATCATCGCTTTATCGTAATTTTCGCTTTGTATAAATACCTGCAACAATGAATTTAATAAATCGCTTAAGGCTCGATCTTCTTCTTGTTTAGGGCTTAATCGTATCTCGCTTATGCTTTCTATCTTATAACCTAAAATCTTATTCACGATCACTTTGAACATGTTTTCAACGATTGGCGTTTGGCCTCGATCTAAAATGATGTTTAGCACGTCTTGCGGGAGTTGGTTGCCGTTGTAGTATTTCTTGGCTTCTAAAAATTCAGCGTTAGCGATCAAAGCCTTTTGATAGTCGTTAGAAAAATCGTTCTGTAAGGTTGTAAAGTCCATTTTTAGCCTTGTTCTTTTTGCTTATTTAAGCCAAAGTTAGGCGTGGTTTTAAGGGTTAGGTTTGGCTCAAAACCTGGTCATGATGTCAGCGTTGTTTTTAGCGATCTTATCAATCGCTTCCCGGTTGTTAATGCGTTCTTGCTCTCTGGCGTTGTAGCGTTGTTTTTCTAATTCAAACTGTTCTTTAGCCATTCTAGCGCTTTCTTTAGCGTTCTTGTTCTGCTCGCTAAAGTTGATCGTTCCCACGATCAAGCTCCCTAATCCGCCGATCGCTCCTGTTAACATCCCTAAACCTCCATACCCACCCACATTTTCCATGAAGTTAGAAAATTTAGAAGTTTTAGGCGTTTCTACTGGCTTATAACTATTTACAAAATCGCTATAACTCGTTTTAGAATAATTCAACAAGCCGAAGTTTTTCGGCATGCTTTCTCGTGTCAATTCTGGCGTGTTTTTAGCGCTTTCAGGCTTAAAGTAGTTCGGATCGTTTAAAGGGTTCTTAAAAAACATTTTTTAACCTTTATTAAAGTTTTAAAACATTCTTAACTTTTTTTAAAGTTTCTAACATTTTTAAACATTTCAAAAATGCTTAAATTATTTAATACTCTACTTCAATCACGCTCGGCAAAAAGTATAATACTCTCAACACGCCTTTGACGTCGTTCCCGTTAGCAAGTTTAACTTCTGCCACGATGACCTTATTACTCGTAGCCGTGTAATCTTTAGCGCTCGTGGCGTTCTTGTTATTATCACTGGCGTTGCTTTCTAAAGTCAAAAAATAGTTTTTGTCGGTTTCATCTTTAAACCCAACGCTCACCTTTCCAGCCGTAGGAGAACCTAGCACTTGCAAACTCACCTTAACCACTTCCGCACCACAAGGCAAAGCCACTAAATCATAAACGCCGTTTTTGAATTCAAATTCCGCTCTGGCTAGATAGCTCACGCTATGGACTTTTTGTTTCATTGTTCTTTTTCCTTTCTCATTCCATGTTAGACACTAAACCGATCACGGCAAAATCTTGATTATCGTAAGGCGTTACTACTCCGTCCGTGCTTTGGTACTTGGCTTTAGACACGCCCAAAAGACAATCCACGCCGACTAAAGACTTCCTGCCTGCGTCCACGGTTTCATCAATGTAAAACCTCGTTTCTTTAGATCCTGCTAATAACACCGCGCTAGCGCCGATCAAGCAACCGATCGAGATCTCTTTGGTGGTGTTTTGGGTTTTATTTTTTTTTAGCTCTTCTTTGAGTTGGTTAGGCGTTACGATATTACTAACGTTCGCTTTATTTACGTAGCGTGAAAAATCGCTATCGCTCACGGTAGAATTGGGCATGCCTACGTTCAACTTATTCCACACGCCCGCATCAATCACCGGACAATTGTCAATCACGCCCAAAAGCCCGCTATAGAGCATGCCTTTATCCTCACCTGCGAAGGCGTAAAGTTTGCGTAACTCTTTAAACTCGCTATCGGCTTTAAGCTGGTTCGCTTGGTAGCTATCCAAAAAGATTATGTAGCTGGTGTTTTGCACGATCACGTTACCCACGCTTTGCATACTCGCTCTAACGGGTTTAATCGGGAAAGCTTTGGCGTTGTTTTCTTTTAAGCCGTTTCTAGCGTGAAAAATCGCTTTTCTAATGGTCGCTACATTCATGGTTTGATTATAAAGGTAGTTAGTGAAATCGTTAGTCAAGCTCGCAACGATTCTTTTATCTCGTTCTTCGTTCATCCATGTGGTCAAGCTATCCACGCTCTCCTTAATGAAATCAATGCGTTCTAATTCGCTGTAAGCTTTGATCTTGGATCGTAAGGAATTGCCAAAAGCGTCCGGATAGATCGTCTGGCTTAAGATCTCTAAATTATCGTAATTCGCCTCAAAATCCGTATTACCGCTAACACCGCTACCGGTTAACTGCGCTTTAATGCGTGGACGGAATGGTTGTTGATTAGCCACGCTAAAAAGTCTAACCCCACGATCCGCACCGGTGCCTGTGATGCTAAAAAACGGGCTTTTTACCCAGCTTGCATTTTGGATTTCCCTACCGACTTCTATCCCTAAATTAGGGTTATTAGAAATGCTGTTGAAATTGATGTTATTGAGTTTTTCTAACATGATCGCTCCTTAGTATCTTGTCATGATGTTTTCATTGTTAGCGTATCCTACACCGCTAACGCCGTTACCTAACGCTTCTTTAGGAAGGTTGTTTTTATCTTCTTCTTTTTGTCCTTCTTCAGGCTTGGAATTGAGCGCGGTGAAATAATCTAAAACCGCTTCAAAAAACGCCTCGCCTTCTAACTTATCAATTTGTTTTTTAATGCGGTTAGGGATTTCTTCGTTGTAAAATTCTAAAAGCTCGTTCAAGTCAATTTCCGGGTGTTTTTTCAAAAACGCTTCTTTGTCTTTTTCAATTTCTTCGTTTTCTCTGTCTCTTTGGATTTCATCGCTTAAATCCATCGCTTTGCTCACTTTGTCCGTTAGCTTTTCTCTTAGGTAGTTGTTTTGTTCCGTGAAAACAAACCGGTAAAACTCGGGCTTGTTGCTAAAAAACAGATCTTCCACTTTCTCGCTCGTCTTATCCACCATGTGCTTAATGAAATCCTGTTCCAAACTCGCTTCCGCTTGCGCGATCTCTCGTTTCAAGGTTTCAAGCTCAATTTCTTTTTCTTTGATACCCATGCTTATCCTTTCTTTTTAATGATCAAACTTTAACAAAACTATAAAACGATTTTAAGGGTTATGTTTGCGTGCAAAAAAGATAACCCTATTTTTGTTTTTTTCTTTTTGTTATTATTTTTTCGCTATTAGGATTTTTCTGTCGTTCCTAATAGCGGTTTCTTTTTTAGTTTTAGTTTGAATGCGTTAGCATTTAAAATACTCTTATCCTCTTGAATGGGCTTGGTTCAAGAGGGGATCTCCTAAACCCTTACGACTTTACTAAAATGGATATTTTTAGAATACATCAGGCTCAAATAGTTCGTTAGGTTATCTTTGGCTAGTTTCAATAATTGCTTATAATTCGCTAAAACGCTAAAATTGGCTTCATGGTTAGGGATTTCTAAAAGGCTGCACAAAACGCTATACACTAAAACATCAAGGCATATTTTAGGCATGTTAATGCTATCTAAAACGTTATTCACCTCTTCATAGGTATAATACACCACTTCAAGCTCTCCGCTTCTAAAAGGCGTTACACTTAATCTATCGCTCAAAACCCATAATTCTATTTCTCCTGTATCTTTTTCTATGCTGTTACGGCTTTGTATTTCTTTTTTATCTAACTTAACGCTTTCTATCCCTAAAAGGTTATTAATCGTCAAAAAGCGTTCTTCTTCGGTTATTAAGGCTCTTGTGATCGTTTTGTTCAATTTGAATTCCAAACAGATTTTCAAAAGCGCTTGATTGATATTTTCCACTAGCACGCTGTCTAAAATTTCATAACTTCCCACTTCGTTGTCGTTCAAGCGTTCTCTAACCTTTGCTATTATTTCGCTAACTTCTATCATTTCAAAATCCTTTCTATCAATTGCCTTTCTTTTTCTGCGAAAAATCTCGGCTTGAGATAATAAACGCCTTTGATAATGTTCTTTTCATACACTGCTAAAAAATCCGTTAATAAAGACTTTTGTGGCTTGTTTTCTGGCTCTTTGAGCTCTAATAGGTAGTTTTCTATGGTTTCAGTTAAAAGCGCGTTAAAATTGAGATTTTTAGGGTAATCTCTATAATCCAAATCTCCCACGCCTTCACACACTCCAAAAAAAGCGTTATTGAATTTAAAAAAGTTTTTTTGCGTGAAGGGTAGTTTTAGCTTTTGGTTGGCTTGAACTTCTTGCTTATGGATCAAAACGCCTCTATAATCAAACGCTTCTAAAACACCGCTCACATCAAAAACCACTATTCGCATTATTTCAAGCCTTTCACTTTAGCAAACCAACGCACGGCGTAGTAAATCAAAACCGCTTTGAACACCGAAAACGCTTTGACTTCTAGCATGCTTTCTAAAAACAGATCGTCGCATTCTTTTCGAGTATGTATTAAAAAATCTTGCGGTCTAGGCACTACACCATTCAAAACGTCGCACATGTAATCATGCAAGATCGCGCACTTCAAACCGCTCCCATAGCGTGGGATCACAAAACTAAAACCCATGTTCGTGAATCCATCACTCACAAAACCGCTCGGCACGATGAGTTTTTTAGCGTGATCTTGCTTCAAATAGTATTCAAACCCTTCAACCAGCCTTAACTTTTTCCCGTCGTTGCTAAACTCAGCCACGATCGGATCGCTAAACTTCCTCATGTCAAGTATTCTTTAATTACAAATTTTTCTAACGCTTCAAGGCTTTGGATAGCGTTCAGGCGTTCTTTTTCTCTGCCGTAAAACAAAATCAGATTGCTTTTGAATTTTAAGACTTCTAGGGATAATTTCAATAATTGCGCTTTGGTGTGTTTCTTGTAGGTTTTGAAACCTAAAACGCCGTTAGATACTTCAGCGCACCTAAAAACCGAATCAATGCCCGCTATCACTAAAGCCTGCAAGTTCGCTTGATCTTCTAAAGTGAGATCATACGCATGCAAGCTCCCTAAAATCTCGCTTCTAAAGTCTTTGGTGATTTTTTCCTTACAGATAGCGTTAATTTTGGCTTCTAATTCTTGTTTTTTCTGTTTTAGCGTGAGTTCTTTGAGTTTTTCTAAAACCTGTTCTTTAATCGGCGTTTCTTGATTCTCGCTTAGCGTAACATCAAATGGTTTCATTTTTTTATTCCTTTTAGATCCATTGACTTATTAGATCTTTTTGTTGTAACATTCTTTTAGACATCGCTATAGGAACTCGACCTATGGTTGCCCCTTAGAGGGTTTGGTGTCTTGTAATTTTTTTGTAAGCGTTATTATTCTTATAATCTCCGTTACTCTTATACATTGTTTTTAAAACTAATTCACTCTTTCTATTGACCGCTTGCTCCACGACTACCGCATAGCCGTTTATTTGCTTGAATGCGATCAAATTATTGTTATCCGTAAAAATAGCGTCCGCATTATCAATAAGGCTTCTATAATTAGCTATAATAAGCCCATTTTGAACACGAATGATTATTTTAATAAGGACAATCAATGAAAGATAGTTTTCTTTTCACTTCTGAATCAGTAACCGAAGGGCATCCTGATAAAATGGCTGATCAGATCAGCGATGCGGTTTTAGATTACATTATTGAGCGGGATCAAAAAGCCAAAGTCGCATGCGAGACTTTAGTTTCTAATGGTTTTTGCATGATCACTGGCGAGCTAAAAACTTCTGTTTATGCCCCGATGCAAGAGATTGCAAGAGAAGTGGTTAAAAAGATTGGCTATACAGACGCCCTTTATGGCTTTGATTATAGGAGTGCGGCGGTTTTAAATGGTATTGGCGAACAAAGCCCTGATATTAATCAAGGCGTGGATAGAGAAGATGGCGAGATTGGGGCAGGGGATCAAGGGCTTATGTTTGGTTATGCGTGCAAAGAGACTGAAACGCTCATGCCTTTACCCATCCATTTAGCGCACCAACTCGCTTTCGCTTTGGCTCAAAAAAGAAAAGACAACACTCTGCCTTTTTTAAGGCCTGATGGCAAGTCTCAGGTGAGCGTGCGTTATGAAAACAACAAGCCTGTAAGCGTTGATACGATTGTCATTTCTACCCAACACTCCCCAGAAGTTTCACAAAAGCATTTAAAAGAAGCGGTGATTGAAGAGATCGTCTATAAGGTTTTACCCAAAGAATATTTGCATGACAATATCAAGTTTTTTATAAACCCTACAGGAAAATTCGTCATCGGTGGGCCTCAAGGCGATGCGGGTTTGACAGGCAGAAAAATCATCGTGGATACTTATGGAGGGTTTTGCCCGCATGGAGGGGGAGCGTTTAGCGGGAAAGATCCTAGCAAAGTGGATAGGAGCGCGGCTTATGCGGCCCGCTATGTGGCTAAAAATTTGGTAGCGAGTGGGGTTTGCGATAAAGCGACCGTGCAGCTTGCTTACGCGATTGGGGTGATAGAGCCGGTTTCTATTTATGTGAACACGCATAACACGAGCAAGCATTCAAGTGCGGAGTTGGAAAAATGCGTGAAATCGGTTTTCAAACTCACGCCAAAAGGTATCATTGAAAGCCTGGATTTGTTAAGGCCCATTTATTCGCTCACTTCAGTTTATGGGCATTTTGGGCGCGAATTAGAGGAATTCACTTGGGAAAAAACCAACAAAGCTGAGGAGATTAAAGCGTTCTTTAAGCGTTAA